TTAAATGATCTTGGAATGAAAGTGGCTTCTGTTTCTATCCTTTGCCAAGACGCAAGAGTATTTCATGCAATGGAAAATTCAGGAACACCATGTCCATTTGAAGGTAAGATTGGAGCTGACGCAACTGCTCAATGGTTGAAGTATGACAAGCTAAGACCAGACTATAATTTATATATTGAAAAACTAAAAGTAATTGAAGAAACAAAAAAGCAGGAGTCTTTAACTGAAAAAAAGTAGTTGAAGATATAGACGCTTGGTACGAAGCGAAAGAAAACTCATGGTCATTTTTTACACTTTTATTATTTGGCTTATTACTTCTGTAGTTTCATTCTCTCAAACAACAACAACTTCTAATTTAACTCCAAGTACATTCACAACTGCTAATGGTTGGAGTGGAACTAATCTTTATTCTACTCATGGTAGCGGAACAATAGCAGGAGTTAGTGGAAAATATATTGAGAATACAATCTCATTAACACAATCTGGTTTATCTAAAGCACAAATCAATGAAGGTTTTACTTCAACGCAAAGTGTTGATGTTTGGTTTTGGTCTGGCAATCCAAATCAAAATGTTACTATGACGCAAGTGTTAACAGATGATAATGGTGGGGTAACAACACAGAATAAAATAATACCTTATACTTCTACTTACTTTAATACTTACACTAACTTAGCTGTTATAGATAAAAACTTACAAAACAATTACAGCATTACAAGTAGATTTTCTTTTTATGAATCTACAAATTCTCCATATCATTATGCTGCTGATTTAATTAATCCTTCTTTGACTGTTACCTATGTAACAAATCCTTTGCCACTTATTACAATAACTCCCATTGAAATTTTAAGTCCAGTTATTCAGCAAGTTACAATTACAGAACCTATTGTTGCAGCAATTATTGAATCTCCGGTTATAGAATCTCCTGTTGTAGTTCAGCAATCTTCTGAACCAACAAAGATTAATGAAACAATTCAGTTAGTACAACCAGCGCCAGAACAAACAAAACAATCCACAGAACAACCTAAAGAAGTTAATAAAGAACAAACAGAGAACAAAGAAGAGTCAATCAAAGAACAAAAATCTTCAAAAGAAGAGTTACCCACAGGTAAAGATAGTACTAAAGTTTCTTCAACTGAAGAGAAACCAAGTGTAGGCAGTACGCAGGTAGATGCCAAAGCGAAACAACAATTAGATAAAGTAGAAAAAGAATTAAAAGGTGTAGATACAAAAGTGAAGTCAGTACAAGAAATAAAAATTGACGCATTAAAAAGTAATCAACCTAGTTTAAGTGTGTATGAGAATAAACCATTTTATATATCAAAGCAAATGGTAGGTGTTCCTAATCCTGATTTCTTTAATCAATTACAACTGGAACAAAAAGCCATATATGTTAATGTTAATCTAAACAATTATATAAACAAAGACCCATTGGTAGCTAGACAAAATATGTTAAAACAAATACAAGAAGAAGAGGATGATATTATTATCCAATTAGAAAAAATTAGAAAAACAAAAGGTTAATATGATAGATAAAGTTAAGAATAATTTAAAAGAAATTATAGCAACAGTTGCAATCATTGGTACTATTGGTGGTGGATTTATTAAGTATGGAGAAATCATGTCAAAGATTGACAGCATTGATCCTGCTAAAGCTGGTCAGATTAAACAAGACTTGGCTATTGCACAAAAAGAAATTGAATTACTAAAAGTTCAAATGAAAGAACTTAGAGCAAGCTCATCTAATCCATTAGCAAGATAATGGTTGTTTATAGAGGAGAGAAATTCTCCGGATATAATAAACAGAAAAGAACTCCAGGAGAGAGAAAGAAGTTTGCTGTTCTTGCTAAGAAGGGTAACCAAGTTAAGTTAGTTAGATATGGTGATCCTGAGATGAAGATTAAAAAATTTATATCATCAAGAAGAAAATCTTTTAGAGCTAGACATAATTGTGATACAGCTAAAGATAAGTTCACAGCTAGATATTGGTCTTGCAAAAATTGGTAAATGGCTAAGAAAAAATTTAGACTTCAGCATGTAGGGTTTTGTAAATCTTGCGCTGTTGAAATTATTAATACAGATTCATTTGTTATCTACGCAGATAGAAACTGTCAGCATGTAAGCTGCATGGAGAAAGAATATAAAGATGGCATTTCTAAACCACAACATCCCAGTTTGGAAAGCAAAGATCAGACTAGAGTTTCTATATAATAAAGAAAAACATATAGGAGAAGAAGAGGATTGTTTAATCCATTCTATTACTACTTTAGAAGGTAGAACTCCTTTGTTTAATATCATGCTACCTAATGGCGCTAACTATGCAAGACTACCAATTCATGCTTTCTTTGCAGATGGATATAAAAGAACTCAAGTTAAAGATTTACAATTAAAAGATTTAGCTTATTGGGATTGCCTATCTTATTACGCAGGTGTTGTTGAATACAATGCGTTAGCCACTTCTCAATGTAAGTTCTTAGATAGAAATAATCAATTGCATAAAGCTAATTACGAATTCTCAATAGACTATTGTCAACCTGATATTAATTTATTAAACACTACCTATTCAGAAATATCACCAGAACATAAACATCATCATATATTAGAGATAGCAGAAAATGATTTGTGGCAAGGTAACTACGCCTTAATGCCTAATAACCGAATTTTGTTTAATCTTCCTAACTTTACTGTTAAAGATAATATTCCAGATTATAAAACTAATATGGATTATCCAAGCGTAGAAACTGACGGTTGGAGAACTGAAAATGATGATAGTCAATTTTATAATACAAAGGAGTCATAATGCCACTAAGTAAAAAAGGAACTAAGATAATGAAAGAGATGCAAAAAAAGTACGGCAAAAAAAGAGGTGCTTCTGTATTTTATGCATCATTTAATAAAGGTATAATCAAAGGAGTTAAAAAATAATGGCAATGGTAAATAGACCTACAAACCCAAAGTTATATGCAAGAATAAAAGCATTAACTAAAAAGAAATTTAAAGTATATCCAAGCGCCTATGCTAACGCTTATCTTGTAAAGACTTACAAGAAAAAAGGTGGTGGATATAGAACGGTGAAAAAATAATGAGAAAAGATTTTTTTGGTAAGAATAATAAAAATAAGAAAAAAAAAAATGGCTTTCCAGATTTAAATAAAGATGGCAAAGTTTCATTTAAAGACGTTCTTATTGGCAGAGGTATTATAAAAAAAAAGAATGGCTAACGGTTTAGATAAATGGTTTAAACAAAACTGGGTAGATATACGTTCTAAAAAGAATGGAATGTATCAACCTTGCGGTAGGCAAAAGGGGTCAGGTAGAAAATATCCAAAATGCGTACCTCAATCTGTTCTTACTGGTATGAGTGAATCTGAAAAACGTTCTGCTATTCAAAGAAAGATTGTAGCTGAAAGAAAATCAAGAAGAAATAAGAAACCTAATTACGCAAAGACGTTTGCAAAATAATTTAATATAGGGAGTCTCAACGAAAAACTCCCTATACTTCTACGCTAGATAAAAACAAATATAGACACTTTCATAATTGACATAGTCAATATTCAATTGGCAGTCTATTTCTCCAAAGGAATTCATTAATTAGTTAATTTTTTGATACAATACTTTTAACACTCTCTTCTTTTTTTTACTATCATAATATCCATAGTACCCTACAATTTCTTTTCTTTTAGTCATGTCTCTCTCCTTAGTTGTTTCACAACCTGCAGTACACATACCAATTATTATTTAACTGGCTATATCTTCAAACTCTAAATCCTTCATACCAAGTTCGTATGCAGCTTTTCTTTTCTTCTCTGCAACTTTAAGCGCTTCTTCTTCTAACTTCTTTTCTTTCTCAAGTAGAGTATAATAACGCTTTTCTATCTTGACTTGTTGTTTAGGATCATGGATTTTTTCCATCTTTTTCTTTTTCCTTTACTTGTTTAATACTAGATCTTAAAAAGCGTATGTTCGTAATGTCCATGCTTTTTAATTCACTAGGTTTTTCTGACTTTGCAGCAACTTCCACATCATCAAAAATCTCTTTAAACTTTGCATTGAATTCGTAAAAATATGTTTTTTCAAATTTCATTTACCGGATATATTTCATTAACCTTCAAAGAAGTTATCTTCGTTAGTTGTTGATGACTTAACTTAATCTTTCTTTGAGGGTATCTTACATCCTTAGATAATAGATTAGCTCTAGCCAAATCATTTACGATTGCATTGGATCTACTTCTAGTAAAGCCAAAGCGATTGCCAATCTCTATTAAAGTGGGGGAGTAGTTCTTTTCTTTAACAAAGTTAGCTATGTAATTTAATACATCTGCCTTGACTTTACTTAGAAATATATAGTCTTTGCCATTCTTCTTATTCATTTTTTATCCTTTGGAAATAAACTATGAACATTAGAATGTTTATAAGAGTCATTACCTGAACTCTTAATAGTATCTAGTTCTAATAATAATTGATCCAAAAACCATTTGCATTTTCTTGTATCTTCAATGGCTTTCTCTAAAGTAAAACCATTCTTACTACCAAAACGCATAATGTATTTCATTATAGAAGCTCTAAGATAACCAACCATTTCTGCTTCAGATAACTGAGAGCATATAGCATGGATAGTCTCTATTGATTTGTTCTTATAATGACTTGGATTAATATTATCGCTCATAGATTAAAACGGCATTTTATCTTTTGTTGACTCTTTAAACGGATTTACTTTAATAGAAATATCCGGTGCTTTCTCATTCTTCTTAGCTGTATTAATCCAACCAGAGATAGACCATTTCTTTCCATCAATCATTCCGCTACCTGTATATTGTGGGTCTTGTTTCCCTTCTCTACGCTTTGCATTTTTCCATAGAGAAAGCGTATTATCATATTTATTATCTGCCATTGTTACTCCTTGTTCTTACTGTTTGCTCTGCTTTTTTTCTAGCTTGTAGTATTGTGTTGTAGAAGTCTTGATCTTCAACTTGCATAAAACCTAGCTTCTCAGAATACTGCGACCAAATTTGTTGCAAGTTCTTTTCTAATATTCCAGGTGTTGTTGAAAACTTTTCTGCATCTTGTATCTTAGTAATGATGTCGTCTCTAGCGTCATCTGTAGATTGAGACTTAGATTGAACATAAGTATTACTAAAATTCTGTACTGGATTTGATTTAACAAAATCATTCATCTCTTCAAAGGTTGCTAGCTCTGAACCTGCAAACCCTGCTATACCTAAAGCTCTTCCAATAGATACTGATTCTATCTTCTCAAATTCTTTATCTTTCTTTACTGTCTGTTTAGAATGTCCAGTTCCTATTAACTTTCCATCTAAAAATATTTCAGTTTGAAACATTGCCATACCATCTGGGTATGTTGTTGTTGTCTTAACGCATAGTCTCTCACCAAACTTTTGTCTTACAAAGTTTAGTCTATCAACTACTTTAAGATATTTTCTACCTTGAATATTAATGAAACTGTCTTTAGTATTTTCACTAAATTCTTTGATAGCATCTATCAGGTTTATACTCTCCATCTTTTCTCCTTTGTTATTGTTAATTGTTTTCATATCCCAAATAAATGTCTTATTGTTTCAACTGCAACTAATGCAAGCATAGCAATAATAAACATTTCAAATCTATCGTTTCTCATTTTTATAATAATTTAAAAATCTAGTTATATATTCTTCAGGCACATCGTTCCAAAAGAAGTCTTGTTTTTTTCTTATGTCTGAAAAATCTGGTTTAATAAGTCTTGCCAAAGCATAAGGATCTCCATTAGCCATCTTTAATTTCTGTTCCCATATTTGTTGGTACATAACCAACTCATCTAAGAAATGTTTTAAGTTCTCAGGTTTTAAATCATCACAATTGTTTTCAGTAAATACTTTATGTTCAAAATGATTAGCATAAATAAGCACAGGTTTCTTACCGCCTGTTGCGTATGA